CACTGGCAACGAAAAGGTCGGAGACGGGAAGACACGGTGGAATAAGCTGCATTACTACGGCAGTCCTGGACATTGGGCAGAGTTTTCAAGTGATGCCGATCAAAGCACCGCTGCGAATGTGCCAACGGAAGTAACATTTAATAAGCATAATGCAGACGGCGACGGCGTGCGGCTGGAGTCAAGCAGCCAGATCGTTGTTGACAAGCCTGGCGTCTATGTTTTTGAAATTAACCTACAAGTCAAGAACGCTGACACACAGATTCATGATGCGCATTTTTGGTTGCGCAAAAACAATAATGACGCAAGCGGCAACTTGGCATTGACGACTAACACTTGCAGTGTGATTGAAAGTCACGGCGGCGTGCCTGGCAACAATAATTTGCTGCTAGATCACACTCTTTTGTTGCAAGCAGAAGATTACATTGAAATTATGTGGGCTCCGAGCGATGCGCAGGTGACGTTAAGTGCAGGCGCTGCAATTACCAGTCCATATGCCCGCCCAACACGTCCAAGTGTTGTTTGTAACGTGTTCCAAATCGCCGCTGCATAATTATGGCTGACACAAGGCGCGAGCTAATTCTGTCCCGTATCAAAAGCAACCTTGACGCGATCTCAGGTGCGACGGTGTATCGCAGCCGTGTTGAGCCACTTGCACGCGGTGAAGTGCCCGCTGTGATTGTGGAGCCGGTCAACGATCAGCCGACTGACACCAACTTTTTCGACAAGCTTGATTGGTCAATGCGCGTCAGGGTCACAACGCTTGTGCGTGCTGCATTGCCTGATGATTCGTCTGACACCTATTCACAGCAAGTTCATTCGTTGCTGATGGCAGACCAGACGGTGAACGGTTACGCGCTTGACCTAACTCCTGACCGCACTGACTTTGAACTTTATGAGGCTGATGTGCCGCTTGGTGTTATTAGTCAAGATTTTCTGGTGCGCTATCGTACGAGCAGAACAGATCTAACATCAGGCTAAAGCAATGGCACTGACTCGCAAGCGTTTTTTGATCGCCAAGAGCGAATCAACTTACGGAACTGATTCAACTCCTGTCGGTGGCACTGATGCCGTGCAGGTGACAGATCTGGAAGTAACGCCGATCGAGTCAGACAACGTTACTGCTGGAACGCTGCAAGGTTTTCTTGGCAATAGCACTCGTTCAACGCTGGTAGCCAACAAGCGCGTGAGCGTCACATTTGGTGTTGAGCTGTCGGGCTCCGGCACTGCAGGGACTGCTCCAGCATTCGGCCCATTGCTTAAGGCTTGTGGCCTTTCTGAGACTGTTGTTGCTGGCACCAGCGTCACCTATGCCGGAGTGAGCGGCAGCTTTGACTCTGCCACGATCTATTGCTTCTACGACGGCACACGACATAAGATCACTGGCTGCCGTGGCACGGTTACTTTCAGCTTGGTTGGCGGTCAATTTGCTGCTGCCAACTTTGAAATGATCGGGATCTACAACGCTCCTGACAACACTTCATTGTCGGGCACGTTTACTGTCGCGAATCAAGCTGCTGCGCTGGAAGTCAACGACACAAACGTCACGACTGCCACCTTCCATGGTGTGACTGACGTGCGGATCGAGAGCTTTGATTTGGCGCTGAACAATGACGTGGTGTTCAAGGAAACACTGAGCAGCAAGGAAGTCGTCATCGTCAACCGCTTACCTGGCGGCACTGCGGTGCTTGAGGCTCCTGCTGTTGGCACGACCGATTATTTCGCCAAGGCAGTTGGTGTTACTCAGGCAAGCAGCAGCATCGTGCTCGGCGCTACTGGCGGCAACATCGTGACGATGACGATGGCACAGACAGACATCACGGGAGTAAGCTACGGAGACACCAACGGTGTGATCAACCTGTCAATTCCATATTTGGCGCTGCCCAGCACAAGTGGAAATGACGAAGTCTCCATCGCATTCACTTGATTCATGGCTTTTACTCGTAAGAAGGTTGCATCGTATAAGTGGCCTGTAACTGTTGAGATCCCTGCTGACGGCGGTGGTTTTGACAAGGCCACATTTACGATCGACTTTAAGAAGCTTGGCCGCACTGCTTTTAATGACTTGATTGATCAGGGCGACGAAGCTTTGGTCAACGAGATTGTGCAGGGCTGGGAAGATTACGTCGATGAAAACGGCAAGGCGATTCCATGCACTAAGGCTACGAAGCGTGAGCTGCTGGACGATCACCACGTTTTGCGTGCTGTGATTGCGGCTTATAGCGAAAGCATGGTGGGAGCACAGGTAAAAAACTAGAAGACGCTGCTCGTTTCTGGGCGACGGGTGGCGTGATCGATGAGCGTGAAGCTGATTTGCGTGCGCTCGGTGCGACAGAAAAACAGATAAGAAAAGCTGGTATAAAACCAGCCAAGGATGAGTTTGTCGTATGGGACGAAAACTGGGAAATCGTGGAGATGTTTCTCAGGATGCAGACGCAGTGGCGGATGAGCTTTGCGGGTCCAACAGGATTGGACTATGCAGCTCTGGATTGGCTTTGTAGACTATATTCAGTGAAAGATCCCGCGACTCTTCTTGAAGGGTTGCAAGTGATGGAAGTCACTGCCCTGTCCTGCTTCAACAAGAAGAAAAGCTGATGGCTGCAGTCACAACCGAACTGAAGATCAAGGTAACAAAGGTTGGTGAAGCCCAGCTTACGAAGCTTTCTGCGAGCTTAAACCAGGTTGCGAAACGTGCAGATGCAGCAAAAATTGACTTTAAAAGCCTTGCAGATGAACTAAAAAAAGTACAAACAACAACAGGCCCAAAGAGTGTAAATGATCTAAGAAATTACCGTAACGCATGGCGTGATATTGCGGATTCTGTTGATGTTGCAAGCAAAGAATTTAGAGAGGCAACAGGAGAAGCTGCGAAGCTAGATAAGCAACTGCAAAAGACAACATCGCGTCGCGGTGGCCGTCTAAGGGCTGGCGCACAAGTCGCCGGTACGGTTGCGGGTGCTGGCGTGTTTGGCGGCCCTGAAGGCGCAATAGGTGCTGGACTAGGTGCGATCTTGGGTGGTGGCGTGCCTGGCGCGATTGCTGGTGGCGCGATTGGTGCGCAGGTCGGTGGTCTCAGGCAGGTCGCCGGAGGCGCCGCTGATTATGCGGCACAACTTGAGAAATTAAGAATTGCTCTCTTTGGTGTCACTACCAGCCAAGCGGAGTACCAACAATCTCTTCAATTTATTGCGCAAACATCAAAAGATTTTGCAATACCGCAAGACATACTGACTAGACAATTTACAAAACTGCAGGCTTCTGTGCTTGGCGCTGGCGGCAGTATTGAAGACACAAAAGTTGCATTTAATGGCATTGTTTCTGCTGTTCGTGCAACCGGCGGATCGCTTACTGACGTTGATGCTGCGCTAACAGCTACCGCTCAGGTGTTCTCAAAAGGAAAGGTAAGTGCGGAAGAGCTTCGTCAGCAAATTGGCGAAAGATTGCCGGGTGCGTTTACTTTATTTGCTGAAGCAATTGGCATGACGCCGCAGGAGCTGGACAAAGCTCTTGAAAAGGGTCAAGTGAGTCTGCAAGATTTCCAAGTTTTTGCAGAAGCAATTTTTGAGCGTTATGGAGAAAATGCGAAGACCATTGCAGATGCGCCTGCTTCTGCTGGTGATAGGTTGAAACGGGACCTTGCTGATTTGCAGGGTTCTGTAGGCACTTTGGTTACGCCAATTGGCGAGGCTTTTCAGCGAATAGCTTCTGTTTCTGTGCAGGCCTTGACGGCCATAACTGACAAGCTCGATGCTTTTATTAAAAAAATTGGCGGATTTGCAAAGCTCGCAGCAGGGCTAGGACAGCAAGCAGCCACCACGCTTTTTGGCCCACTTGGCGGCCTTTTGGCAAATATAGGCATCGAACGATTTTTCCCTAGAGGCGGCGGAGCAGTTGATCCAAGAGCTGGGATTCAGCAACCTGGAGCTGGCGGCGGGTTGCCTGGCATTACTTCTACTCCGCCTGGTGGCGGCGGCGGCGGTGGCGGTAGGCGCGGGCCTAGGGACATCTCAGAGGCGTTGGCAAATGCGCAGATTGCTGCCTTGCGTGAAGTCAATGAGCTGAAAAAAGCAGAACTTGAATTTGAAGCTCGTCTCCTGCAGATTCGTGAGAGCGATGTTCCTGAACAAAAGCGGCGTGTTGAACTGCAGCAAGCATTGACGCGGTTGTTAGATGTTCGGCAAAAAATTCAAACGGAAGGCTTTAAGGAAAACCAAAGAGCATTGATTGAGCAAATAAAACTTGAAGATAAATTGGGCGAAGAAGACGCCAAGCGAGTGTTGGCAGCTCTTAGGGTGCAGGATCAATTGCAGGGCAAACTGACTGAAACGCAAAAAATTACGCAGCAGATTGGCGCACAACTTGGCCAAACCCTGACGAGTGCATTTGATAACTTGATCAACAAAACTCAGAAGTGGAGCGATTTTCTGCGTAGTGCATTGATGCAGGTTGGCAAGCTGCTGATGACTGCTGGCTTGAACCTTGCTGCAGGCCCTGCCGGAGGAGGCAGCTTTTTAAATTTGCTCGGCTTCGGCACACGCGCTAACGGCGGGCCTGTTGCTGGTGGTCGCCCGTACCTGGTCGGAGAGCAAGGCCCTGAGTTGTTTATGCCGCGTGCTGGTGGCGCTGTGACAAGCAACAGAGAGCTGCGTCAAGCGATGAATCAACCCGCAAGCAGCATGAACTTTACGTTTGAAACCACCAGCATCGGTGGCACTGAATACGTCAGCCGCGAACAGCTAGAGGCTGCGATGGCAACCACCCGACGTCAAGCTGCGAACGACGGTGCAAAGCGTGGCATGAACATGACGCTCGATAGAATGCAGAATAGCCCGCGCACCCGCGCCCGTGTTGGTATCGCCTGATGGCATCAAAATTTCCAGCGATAAGGCCCACTAGTCGTACTTTTACGATGGGCGATTATCCGAGCAAGACTTACACGTCTTTGTCGGGTGTTATCTTTAAGCGTGCATTTGGCAACAGACAAACTGGATATACGTTAAATCTGACATTTAGAAATATCGGCGACACATCTGAACTGCGGTCACTTTCAGGCACCGCAAAACAAATTATTGATCATTACAATAGCGTTGACGGGACCTACGATAAATTTACGCTACCTGACCGCATGTTTGCAGGCATGGATAACGGCCTTGGAAGCCTGATTCAAGCGCCAACTGATATAAGCTGGCGTTATGCTGCTCCGCCGCAAGTGCAGAGCGTCAAAGCTGGTGTCAGCACAGTTACCGTAAGGCTTGTCGGAGAGCTTGACGTGTTATGACGCAACAAATCCGCATTGTTCAATACTTCGATTTAACTGCCACTGGTGGTCCATATCGCTATCAAAATTACTTTGTTGGCGACAACAGCACATTTGGTGGCTTGACTTATGGCTTCGCGCCATTCCAGGTCAATGGCGGTGTGTCTAGCTTGAACGGCGACAACCTGCAGATACA